GAACACCAACAACAAAATCCTCATACACCGAGGGTTATGTTAACACTAGGATTACCAGAGGAAGATGTAAAGACCTTTTGCACGGACAACTTGTTTCCTAAAACATAAATAGACATATCAAATAGGAGAAAATATGTTAAAAACACTTACAACATTCATGTTGTTGATGGTAACTACTGTTGCCTTTGCAGACAGCACAGCAAAGTCGGTTGATGATAGACTGACAGCACTTGAAAACCAGAGTTTAAGTTTACCAAACGGACTATACTTTAACGGAGAAATTGAAGGGTTTTATGATGATAAGACTTACGACTCAGGTTGGGATAGTAGAGCAGAGTTACAAGTAGGCGCTAGTACAGACCTAGACATGCCATTGATTAACAAAGCTGGAGCAAGTGTATCGTTTGATTCACACTATGCTTTAGATACAACTAAAAACAATACTTTAGTTGAAAAACAAATGTTTTTCGGAAACGATAACTTTAGATTGTTTACGGGAGAAACAGACGCACAAAGATTAGGATTTGCTAAGACTTCTAAAATTGGTGCTCCTATTATTATTACAAAACCAAATAACAGACTAGACCACAACGAGAAGACTGTTCTTGCAGTCGGTGGGTTTGTTTGGAATGATGAGTTTCAAATGGAATCATATAGACTACAAAAAGATAAACCTTGGGGTATTGTAGTTGGTTTTGATAACGATAGAGATACATATTATTACAACGGTACCGTTAGTCTTTTAGGATTAGCAGACGCCTCATACATGGTGATTGAAACACCGAGTGACGCAGCTGGTTATTCTAAAGATACTAAACAAGAAGGATTTGCCGTTGGTGGTTCATTAAGACGTTGGGGTGTTCCTGTTCAATGGGGTGCTGAAATGTGGGACGACAAAGACACAGGCGCTCAGGCAGGTAAAAACAGATACGATTATGGTATGATGTGGAACACAACTGATAATACTTATTTGACAGCACATAGAACAGAGAATGATGACCTAGGTTATACAGGTAATTATTTTGGTGCAGTTTACGACAATAAAGTTACAGAAGTAGGGTTATATTTCCACGACAAAGGTGGTGTATCAACGTTTACTGGTGCAGATTACACTGATACTCAACAGGTATTAGCAAGTATTAAGTATAAATTTTAATTGAACACATACTGTTTTAACGTATTCCTGTTCTTATAAATATACCAAAAGGGACTAATTTATGGCAGAACCAGCAAGTAGAGAACAGTTAAAACAGTATGCTTTAAGAGCATTAGGTAAGCCTGTTATTGAAATAAACGCAGACGATAATCAATTAGAAGATAGAATTGATGAAGCATTGCAATATTTCGCACAGTACCACTATGATGGAATTCGTAGAACTTACCTAAAGTACAAATACACACAAGCAGATAAAGACAGAGTAACAACAAATTCAAGTGAGTCGGTAACCAAAAACGGTGTTACTACTGCTTGGGAAGAAGGACAAGGATATATCGTTGTACCTGATAGTGTTGTTTCAGTTGTTAATATCTTTCCTTTTTCAAGTAAAGGTTCTTTAAATTTATTTGATGTTAGATATCAATTAAGACTTAATGACCTTTATGATTTTTCTTCAACTTCTGTAGTTAACTATGATGTGGTAATGAGACAGTTAGACTTCTTGGACCATATTCTAGTTGGTGAAAAACCATTAAGATATAATCAACACGACAACAGACTGTACATTGATATGGACTGGAAGAATGATTTACAAGTAGATGAATACTTGGTAATTGAGTGTTATAGAAAGATGGATCCGACCGTGTACACAGACGTGTATAACGACATTTACTTAAAGAGATATGTTACTGCTTTGTTTAAAAAACAATGGGGTGCTAATCTTGCAAAATTTAATGGCATTGCAATGATTGGTGGAGTTACATTGAATGGGCAACAAATTTATACAGAAGCTTTACAAGACGTAGAAAAGTTAGAAACTGAAATTAGAAGCACATTTGAACTAAATCCAGCAATGCTTATAGGATAATAAAGCATGACTGTAAATCACTATTTTCAAGGTGGTAGAGGGATTGGTAATCAAGCAGAGAAGCGATTACAAGAAGACCTGATTGTTGAAAGTATTAAAATCTTTGGACAAGACATATACTACCTACCGAGAACACTAGTTAATAGAGACCTTGTATTAGGAGAAGATACTTCTAGTAGGTTTGATGACTCATACCTAACAGAAATGTACTTTGAAACTAATGAGGGATTTGCAGGCGAGCAAGAAATCATAAACAAATTCGGTTTAGAAATTAGAGACGACACTACATTGGTTGTCACTAAAAGAGCCTTTGAGGCACAAGTAGCCAATAGTGCTAACTTAATTGCTTCAGGCAGACCAAACGAGGGAGATATTTTATATGTTCCTCTAATGCAATCATTCTTTGAGATTTTATTTGTAGAAGACCAGGAACCATTCTTTCAATTAGGTGCTTTGCCGGTTTACAAATTAAGAGTTACACGTTGGGAATATTCTAACGAAAAGATTGATACAGGTAACGAAGTATTAGACCAATATGAAGATGACCATAGTCTTGATATGTTGTTACATAAACAAAAATTAGAAAGTGGTCAAACTGTATTAACAGGCGATGGTTCAATTCAATTAGAATCTTATCACAATTTTTCAACAGGTCAACCAGCATTAATGATGTTAGAAACTTATACTGATACAACTGGTTCAAACGTTCAGACACAATCGCCATATGCAAGTAATTTAGATTTAAATGCTGAAGCAGGTTATGACACAGTAGGTAATTTATCAGACGACATACTTGACTTTACAGAAAGAAATCCATTTGGGGAGGTTGACGAATAATGTTTGGTAATCACTATTATAACGAGACGTTAAGAAGATTGACTATTGCATTTGGTCAAATTTTTAATAATATTATTATACAAAACAAATCATCTACAGGTGCAGTAACCTCAAGAATAAGAGTGCCTTTGGCATATGCGCCAAAAGAAAAGTTTTTAGTTAGACTTGACGAACAATCAAATTTAGATGACAGAGCATTTGCAACCACATTACCTAGAATGGGTTTTGAAATTACAGGTTTGACTTATGACGCAAGTAGAAAATTAACTAGAACACAAAAACATAGAATTGTTAAAGAGACGGATGATGGTAAGACTCTAAACTTTAACTATACACCAGTACCATATAATATAGATTTTACACTATATTCTTTTACAGCAACTGCTGAAAATGGTCTAATGATTATTGAACAAATATTACCATACTTTCAACCAGACTTAACAGTAACAGTTAACATGGTTCCTGATATGAATATCAAAAGAGATATACCTATTATTTTAAATACTGTAAATTACGAAGACAGTTATAATGGTACGTTCACACAAAGAAGAGCAGTAATCTATACATTAAACTTTACTGCTAAGACTTATCTATTTGGTCCTATGAGTAATCAGAAAGTTATTAAAAAAGTACAAGATGATTTACATACTGATTTACCAGACGCAAGTAGAGAAGAAAGAATTATAATTACACCAAATCCTACAACGGCAGACGCTGATGATGATTTTGGTTTTACAACACAAATATTGAACTTTACAGATGGTAAGAGTTTTAACCCGAGCAGTGGAAATGATGAGTAAAAATTATGAACAAAAAATTAGAGAATTCAGTTAATGAAATATTAGGTTTGGATCCTGTTGCAGAAGACCAACCTGAAAATGCAATGGAAATGGTTGTTAAAGAAACACCAGCCGTACCTAGAATAAACGACCCTAAAGACACTGATATAGATAACGATTATCAGAATAGTAGAGAGAACTACTACAACCTTATTGATAAAGGTAACGAAGCAATTGAAGGTATATTAGAGATTGCAAAAGAAGGCCAACACCCACGAGCATATGAGGTTGCAGGACAACTTATAGCCAACGTTGCTGGTACTGTAGATAAGTTACAAGATTTACAAAAGAAATTAAAAGATTTAAAGTCAGAGACTAAAAATGCCGACACTAAAATTCAGAATGCTTTGTTTGTTGGTTCAACAGCAGAATTACAAAAGATGTTGAATAGAAAAGAAACACCAGAGTCAAGAATGGAGAAAGGTTTAGAAAATGAAACTATTGAAGGCAAAGCTAAGTAGTGACCAAAAGATTGTTGTACCTTTAGACAATATAAAGTACATCAAACAAATGACGCCTCTAAAAGAATTACTAGATGGCGAAGAATTAAAAAATCCGATTGAAGTATGGGAATATAAAGAAGGCACAGGCGAGAAACGTGGTGTCAATGGTGTCACGTATAAACATTATCCATACGCTACCTTTAGAGGCAGTCAGAGAGTAAATGCAGCTATACAGTTAGGTTATACACATATAGAGGCAATAGTTATAAAGTGATAAAGACAACTATTATGTTCGCTGATGGTTATGAACATGATAGAATTAATCATTTAGAGTTATGTGCTACCTTTCCACCACGCAACAGGTTAAGGGTAGACGTTACTGATTATAGAATAATTGGTGATGAAATATGGAAAGATGAATATTGTGTTGCAGACCTTATTGACATGTTTGGAGATAAGGACTTTTATAAATGGTTTAAAGAGGTGTATATTTTGAAAAAACCAAGTAGTATACCGGAAAGTACGTTTAACAAAAAATGACAGACGCATATCTAGGAAATCCTAATCTTAAAAAGATTAACACACCAGTAGAGTTTACTAAAGAACAAATTTTAGAATATCAAAAGTGTGCTAACGACCCTCTATACTTTATGGAAAATTATATCCGTATTGTATCGTTAGATGATGGTCTTGTGCCTTTTAAAATGTATGACTTTCAAAGACATATTGTACAGACAATACATGATAACAGATTTACTATCTGTAAGTTGCCAAGGCAATCAGGTAAATCTACAACAACAGTATCTTACTTATTGCATTATGCGTTATTCAATCCTAATTCTAATATTGCTATACTTGCTAACAAATCTTCAACTGCCAGAGACATACTTGGAAGAGTACAACTTGCCTATGAAAATTTACCAAAATGGTTACAACAAGGTGTAATCAATTGGAACAAAGGTAACATTGAACTAGAAAACAAGTCAGTCATTGTGGCAGCTGCAACATCATCAAGTGCGATTCGAGGTGGTTCATTTAACATCATCTTCCTTGACGAGTTTGCTTTCGTACCGGCTAATATTGCCGAGGCATTTTTTAGCTCAGTTTATCCTACAATTTCATCTGGACAAAAAACTAAAATGATTATCGTATCCACACCAATGGGTATGAATATGTTTTATAAACTATGGAATGACGCAGAGAATAAACGAAACGATTATATTCCTATTGAAGTACACTGGTCAGAAGTACCTGGTCGTGACGAAGAATGGAAAGAAAGAACAATTAGAAACACCTCACCTGAGCAGTTTCAACAAGAGTTTGAGTGTGAGTTTTTAGGTTCTGTAGATACACTTATTAGTCCTGCTAAAATTAAAACTTTAACATATATGACGCCATTAACGTCAAGTGGTAATGTAGATGTATTTGAGAATCCAGTCAAAGGTAGAACATATGTTTGTACAGTTGACGTTGCTAGAGGAGTAGGAAAAGATTATTCAGCATTTGTTATCTTTGATGTAACAAAAATGCCTTACAGAATTGTCGCTAAATTTAGAAGTGATGATATTAAACCTCTAATGTTTCCACATATTATTAAGAAAGTTTGTGACGCATATAATCACGCACAAGTTTTGGTTGAGGTCAATGACCTTGGTCAACAGATTGCAGAAGCATTACAGTTTGAATTAGAATATGACAGTTTGTTAATGACTACACAAAGAGGTCGTGCTGGTCAAATATTAGGTGCAATGTTCAGTGGTAGAGGTACATCTTTAGGTGTACGAATGACCAAACAAATTAAGAAAATTGGTTGTGCTAACATTAAAACATTGATTGAATCCGACAAACTTATAATTAATGATTTCAATGTAATTGAAGAAATGAGTACCTTTGTAAGAAGAGGTAACAGTTGGCAAGCTGAAGAGGGTTGCCATGACGATTTGTTTATGTGTTGTGTTATATTCGGTTGGTTGTCAAATCAGCCATTCTTCAAAGAATTAACGAATACTAACGCAAGACAAATGTTATATGAAGAACAGGAAGCACTGATAGAACAGGACATGGCTCCCTTTGGTTTTGTTGATGACGGAATACCTGACCACGAAAAAAGTGAAGTAGATGAATATGGTACGGTCTGGCATCCGGTTGTCACACACAAAGGATTGTAGGGTTCCTAGGTCTTATAAATATCAGTAAGGATTGAATTTTGACTATGGGCGTATGAATAATACGAGAGTTGAATATTTTAAAATTAATAATTAGCTAATTAAAAGGAGATAACCTAATGGCATTTCAAGTATCACCAGGTGTTCTCGTACAGGAAAAAGACTTAACAAGAATCATTCCAGCTGTTTCTACATCAATAGGCGCAATTGCTATCAAATCTAGCAAAGGTCCTTTAGACGAAGTAGTAAGTGTTTCTAGTGAGCAAGAATTAGTAAGTCAGTTTGGTAAACCCGACACTTCAAACTTTGAAGATTGGTTTACTGCTTCAAACTACTTACAATATTCTAACGCTTTGAGAGTAGTCCGTGTACAGAATTCATCTGTTTCAAATGCAACCGAGACAGGTTCAGCATTTGTAATTAAGAATACGACAGACTACCAAAATAATTATGCAGACGGTTCAGCTTCAGTAGGTCTTTGGGCTAGTAGAACAGCAGGCGCATGGGGAAATTCTATAAAAATTTCTACATGTCCTTCAGCTACTGCTTATGAAGAAACAAATAAGACTACTGTAAATGACGCAAGCACTTCAATTGGTGACACAGTTGTTACTGTAACATCAGCAGTTGGGATTGTAGCCGGCGACATAGTTAACTTTGGAGACAACTACGAATATAGAGTAATTAGTGTTTCAACTAATGACTTAAACATTGTTAGAAAAGAAGAACCTCAATACTTTGGAACTTCTGACTCTTCAGGATTACATGAAGTAATAACTAACGGTGCTCAAGTAAGAAGAAGATGGCAACATTACGATTTATTTGACAAAGCACCTGGAACATCACCATATGTTGCAGGTTTAAGTGGAACAAATGACGAACTACATATCGCTGTAATTGACGCAACTGGTTCAATTAGTGGTGTTAAAGGTTCTGTTTTAGAAACGTACGGAGCAGTTTCAAAAGCTTCAGACTCTAAAACAGCTCAAGGTTCTACTAACTACTATCCTGATGTAATTTACAATCAATCAAGTTACATCTACTGGATGGACCACAACGCTTCAGGTACTACTTGGGGACAAGCGGCAGCCAACACTGTATATACAGACGTAACATCTGTTTCAGACGTTACATTACAATCTGGTTCAGACGGCTCAGCTGCAACAACAGGACAGAAAAGAACTGCTTACGAAAAATTTGCAGACGCTGAAACTGTTGATGTTGGTCTAATCATGGCAGGTTCAGGTGACGCTACACATATCGGTAACCTAATTACAATCGCAGAAAACAGAAAAGACGCAATAGTATTTTGCTCTCCTGAAAGAAGTGATGTAGTTAATGTTGCTGACGCAAACACACAAAAGAGTAACGTTGTATCATTCTTTAATGGTATTAACTCATCTTCTTATGTTATGTTTGATAGTGGTTACAAATACATGTACGACAGATACGCTGACGTATATAGATATGTACCATTAAATGGTGACACTGCTGGCCTATCAGCAAGAACAGACTTAATCGCAGACGCTTGGTACTCACCAGCGGGTCTTAACAGAGGTATTGTTAGAGGCGCAGTTAAGTTAGCATTTAATCCAACACAAGCACAAAGAGACGAACTGTACAGAGCAAGAGTTAATCCTGTTGCAACCTTCCCAGGTCAAGGTACTGTTCTTTTTGGTGACAAAACTGGACTATCTGCTCCTTCAGCATTTGATAGAATCAATGTTAGAAGACTGTTTATTGTACTAGAAAAAGCAATTGCTACTGCTTCTAAATTCCAACTATTTGAATTCAATGATGAATTTACTAGAGCGAACTTTAGAAACATTGTAGAACCTTTTTTACGAGAAGTACAAGGTAGACGAGGTATTACAGACTTTTTAGTAGTCTGTGATGAAACTAATAACACAGGTGAAGTAGTTGATAGAAATGAATTCATAGCGGAGATTTTCATAAAACCTGCTAGAAGCATTAACTTCATTACTTTACAATTCATAGCAACACGTACTGGCGTTTCGTTTGACGAAGTGGCTGGTGGGTAAGTTTAGAAAAGGAGAATAAAACAATGGCAAACATTAATGACTTCAAAGCTAAACTTGCAGGCGGTGGCGCAAGAGCCAATCAGTTTAAGGTAACAATGCCTTTTCCTGGTTACGCACAAGTTGGTGGAGAAATAGAAGACCTAGCATTCTTATGTAAAGCAACTTCATTACCAGGTATGAACTTACCTAGTTTTAACGTTCCTTTCAGAGGAAGAAGTATTAAGATTGCTGGTGATAGAACAATAGAAGATTGGTCAATTACTGTACTAAATGACACTAATTTCAAAATCAGAAATGCTTTTGAAAGATGGTCAAATGGTATCAATAACATGACAGATAACGAAGGCTTAACTAATCCAGCGGATTATCAAGTTGACGCATTTGTTGACCAGTTAGATAGAAACGGTACAACGATTAAGAGTTACACTTTAAGAGGTGTATTCCCTACAATCATTGCTCCGATTGAATTGAGTTATGACGAAGCTACGGCAATTGAAGAATTTGCTGTTACTATGGCATACCAATACTTTGAAACGAACACTACTACCTAAAAAGTAGTATAAATAGATAATGAACAGTAAAGGAATATAGTATGGCAGATTTATTTGGATTTTCTATAACAAGGGTCAAACCTAAACAGGATCCAAAGCAAAGCTTTACAACACCACAGGCAGATGACGGTACATCAACCGTCGCTGCCGGTGGTTATTTTGGCCAGTACCTTGACATGGAAGGTACTGCTAAAAATGAGCAGGACTTAATCAGACGTTATAGAGAGATAGCACTTCATCCAGAGTGCGACATGGCAGTAGAAGACATTATCAACGAGGCTATCGTTGCGAATGAATTAAAGGACGCCGTAAAATTAAATTTAGAGAATTTACCATTTGGTAATGATGTTCGTAGAAAGATAGAAGACGAGTTTAAAGAAGTCTTACGTCTTATGAACTTCAATACTAAAGGGCATGATATCTTTAGAAGATGGTACGTAGATGGCCGTTTATTCTATCATAAAGTAATTGATAGAGAAAGTACACACAAAGGTATCACAGAGTTAAGATACATAGACCCACGAAAAATTAAGAAGATTAGAGAAATCAGGAAACAAAGACCTGACGGACCTACTCCATATGGTTTATCAGTTGTAGACCAAATGCAAGAGTATTTTATCTTCAACGAAAAAGGAATTACAAATACTACATCTGGTGGTATTAAGATTGCTGTTGACGCAATCGCATTTTGTCCTTCTGGTTTAGTTGACCAGAATAAAAACATGGTGTTGTCTTATTTACATAAGGCAATTAAACCTGTCAATCAGTTAAGAATGATTGAAGACGCAGCTGTTATATACAGAATTGCGAGAGCACCAGAGAGACGTATATTTAAAATTGATGTAGGTAATCTACCTAAACAAAAGGCAGAGCAATACTTACGTGATGTTATGGCTAAGTATAGAAATAAACTTGTCTATGACGCACAGACAGGAGAAATCCGAGACGACAGAAATTACATGTCAATGTTGGAAGACTTCTGGTTACCAAGTAGAGAGGGTGGTAGAGGTACAGATATTTCTACATTACCTGGTGGTCAAAACTTGGGAGAGATTGCAGACATTGAATACTTTAGAGCAAAACTTTATAGAAGTTTAAATGTTCCTGCTAGTAGATTAGAGGCGAACCAAGGATTTAACATGGGTCGTTCTACTGAAATTACTAGAGACGAACTTAAATTTACAAAGTTTGTTCAAAGATTAAGAAAGAAATTTACTGAACTGTTTAATGATATACTTCATACACAGTTAGTATTAAAAGCAGTAATAGCTGAAGAAGATTGGTTTACTGTTAAAGACCATTTACAATATGATTTCTTACAAGACGGCCATTTTGCAGAATTAAAAAATGCGGAAATGTTAATGGAAAGATTGAGACTGGCTGACCAAATGAGAGATTACATTGGTAAATATTATTCAATTGAGTATGTTCGTAAGCATGTGCTTAAACAAAACGAAAGAGAAATTGAAGATATTGATAAACAAATTAAACAAGAAGTTGATGATGGTATCATAGCTGAACCGTCAACAGATAATGGAGAACTATAATGACAGAAAAAGTAAAATCATTTATTGATAATCTAGGCAAAGGTGCAAATGCAGAAGCTGGTGAGGCTTTTAAAGACGCATTAAGAGACAAGGTTGCCTCTGCTTTAGACCAACAAAGAATTGATGTAGCGAAGAATATCTTTACATCTACACCTGGACAAGACCAAGCAACGGCGTTTAGTGACCCTAAACCAGCAGTGATTGACCCAGGCGAAAGAACAGACGCAGTGCATGACACACAAGGTAATGAGATTGAATTTACTCCAGACGGTAACAATCCAGACCCGACAGCAGAGGTTCCTGAGGCGCCAGCCACAGAAGTTGAAGCACCTGTAGAAGCACCAGCGGCCGAGGTTCCAGCTGATGCGAATATCTAATCTATTTGAAGAAAAAAAAATAGTAGATAGTAAGACTTTCAGTAGTTTACCACCTTTACATAAAGAGGCGGTGACTGACTTCTTTAAGATACTTGATAAAGAAGATAATGAAAATATAGTTATGAACGTGGAAGAATCAGTTGATAAAGTTTCAGACTTCCATGATATTAACACCTCTGTTATCTATGATTACATAGAGGCAGAGACAGACGAACAACTAGGGAGTTAAAGATGGCGTGGGTAGATGTACCAGGTTCAAGTGCAGTTTGGCAGTATGAAAATTCTGCTACAGCGTCTAATACGTATCCTGATTCAGCTGACGGTGCAAACTCAACTGTATCTGGTGGTATAAGAACACACACAAGACCAGGAACTAATGCAGTTACTAAAGTGTACCTTAGATGTAGAAAAAAAGGTACTACAGTTGAAAGAGGTGAGTTGTCAAAGACTTACTATGACGCACAATAATGACTGTACAAGTTGAACAAAAGTTAGATGATGGTTTTAAGACCATTGTTGGTGTAAAAGGATTTAAAAATGAGGTGTCTCAAAAAGTAGTAGATACACCTAAATTATTAAATGCAACAAGTGAGAGTGTTATTTCAGTTGCAAATTTATATTATGATGTTATTGGTAATGGTCAAGTTAAGATTTTTATTGATGACGAAGAACTAATAAGTTTTACTGGTGTAGGAAATTATGGTCTTAAACCAGAAGAATTAGATTTAAAAAAGAGCACCGAGGGTGGCAACAATGATGTATTCGTAACAAGTGATGTTAACGTAGATACATTTTCAGTCGCTTTAGAGTGTCATAAGGAAACAGGTTTTACAAATGGCTGATATAGTAACAACACAAACAATCGCTGATACATCTGGTGTTAAGTACGTAGTTAAGATGACTAACGTATCAGATGGTACAGGAGAAAATTTAGTTAAAAAGGTTGACGCTTCAGAGTTAACTTTTATGACAGAAGATGGCGCTAGAACTATTGCAAGAATTTATTGGTCAATAAACACTACAGACACAAAGAGTGCCGTAGAGTTATATTGGTCAGGTACATCTAATGGTTTGGCGACAAGTTTAAGTGGGCAAGGTTCTTGGGATTTAAGGGTAAACGGTAATGGAATACCAAATAACGCAACTACACCAACGGGAGACGTGCTTTTATCTACTAAAAACTTCTCAAAAGACGATAACTACACAATAATTGTAGAGTTTAGATAAGTTTTTGTATAAATAGTACAGAGAGAGAACATATGAAACTAATTTCAGAAGAAGTACAAAACGCAGAATACATTACCGAAGAGGTTAATGGCGAAAAGAACTACAAAATTCGTGGTGTCTTTTTACAATCCGATATCAAAAATAGGAATGGACGAGTATATGAAAATGATATCTTACAGAAAGAAGTAAAAAGGTACAACTCAGAGTTTATCAATAAGAAAAGAGCCTTTGGCGAGTTAGGACATCCTGACGGACCAACTGTAAATTTAGAACGAGTATCACACATGATTACGAAACTCTATCCAGACGGTAAAAATTTTATTGGTGAAGCAAAAATCATGGGTACACCATACGGTAAGATTGTAAAAGGTCTTATAGATGAAGGCGCTCAATTAGGCGTATCATCAAGAGGTATGGGATCCTTGGTTCAAAAAGGTGGTGTGAACTATGTAGGAAATGATTTCTACTTAGCTACAGCTGCCGACATTGTTGCAGACCCAAGCGCTCCAGACGCTTTCGTAGAAGGCATTATGGAACAAAGAGAGTGGGTATGGGATAATGGTGTGTTAGTTGAGAGGGAAATTAATGAGTGGAAGAGTGAAATACAGAGAGCAAAATCTATTGCATTAGCAGAAGCTAAGGCGAAAGTCTTTGAGTCCTTTCTTAAAAAACTCTAAACTTATAAATAACCTTAACAACAATAAGAAAATAAACGTTTATTTTTACAAAGAGGAGATTTCTTAATGGCCGATACAGAAAAAAATTTAGAGGCGTTAGAAGCAGTAGCAATAGAAGAAAATTCTATGGCTGACGCTCCGAAAAAGAATGCTGTTGCGGCTGAACCGAATCACTTGTCAAACGAGGCAGAAGATTTAGGCGCAGCTGTGGTTAAACCCACGGACAGCAATCCGGACGCAACTAAGAAAGTAAAGGAAGTTTCTGGTCAAGCACCTCAAAAATCTGAGGGTGCTCCTGATCCTATGCCGAAGTTAGATGACAAACATCCATCTAAAGCTATGGAATCAACAGAAACAGAAAACTCAGAAGATAAAGAAATTTCAGAAGGCGAAATGCCAGCAGGACTAAAGAAATATCTGGACAAGAAAGATGATAAAAAATCTGACGACAAAGAAGAATCTTACAAGTCTAAAAAGGAAGATAAAGATGTTGACGTAAAAGAACACGTTGACGCTTTAATCGCCGGTGAAACTGACTTATCAGAAGAGTTTAAAGATAAGGCTGCTACGATTTTTGAAACAGCAATTAAATCTAAAGTTAAAGAGATTGCAGAAGAGATTGAAGCAGACTATAATAATAAATTTGAACAAGAAATGTCAACAGCAAAAGACGAATTGGTTGAAAAAGTAGACTCATACCTATCATACGTTGTAGAACAATGGATGAAAGAAAATGAGATTGCTTTAGAAAGAGGAATCAAGGGTGAAATCGCTGAAGACTTTATTGGTGGACTTAAAAAGTTATTTGAAGACCACTACATTGATGTTCCTGATGAAAAGTATGATGTTTTAGAAGCGCAAGCTGCTAAAGTAGATGACTTACAAAAGAAACTAGATGAGCAAATTTCTAAGAACGTTGAGTTAAATCAAGGTGCTAAAGACCTACAAAGAAAAGAAATTGTAGCTGAAGCGTCTGCTGATTTAGCAGATACTTCAAAAGAGAAGTTTACTAAACTTGTTGAAGAGATTGAGTATTCGTCTAACGAAGACTTTAAGAAAAAAGTTGAGACAGTTAAACAGTCTTACTTTGGAAAAAGTACAGTTAGCGAAGATTTAGATGATGTGGCGGCTGGAGAGTCAACACTTAACAGTGATGACTTATCTTCTAGCATGGCTGCTTACACCGCCGCTATAAGCAAAACAAAAGATATGAAAATATCTATTAAGTAACATATAGGGAGAAAACAAACATGTACTTATCCGAAACACATGAAAAGAAATGGCAGCCAGTCCTAGAGCATCCTGATTTACCAAAAATCGGTGATTCTTACAGACGTGCCGTAACATCTGTTATCTTGGAAAACCAAGAAAGAGCTTCTAAAGAAGACAACGCTTTCTTAAATGAAGCAGCTCCTACTAACTCAACAGGTTCATCTGTTGCAAATTGGGATCCAATCCTAATTTCATTAGTTAGAAGAGCAATGCCTAACCTTATCGCATACGATATCGCTGGCGTACAACCAATGACTGGTCCAACTGGTCTTATTTTTGCAATGAGAAGTAGATACACTTCACAAACTGGTGGCGAAGCTATGTTTGACGA